AACGGCATTCAATGCGTGCTGGCAGTTTGGATGAAACAGCCCAGCGGCCTCGGCATCAGCCACAGTTGGGTAGCCCGGAGTCTCGCCAGTAAGCGATAAAATCTCACCCTCCCATACTCGGCACTCTTCGTGGTCACTACCAGTCGATGACACCTCAACGAGATCATAGCCATTTTCAAGCATCTTGTTGGCAAGCCCTGAGTTGCGAGCCTCAACAAGCTTAGTGCGGGCCAGCATATCGGCATAGCGGTCAAGCGACCAACTACGACCGCCCTTGTCGGTTAGAGCACTTAAGCCCCGGTCTTTCAGCGTGGCCTTGATGCCGGCGGCAATCTCTTTGCGGGCCGAACCGGTAACCCTGCCCTCAGCAATCCTGACCTTAATCTCCTCTTTGGCGGCCCTGGTAAATACCTGCTTGGCTGAACGGTTAACGGCGCTAAGAGAATCACCGAACGAACGCTGCACGTCACCTACAAGCACCGATACGGCTTCTCGGTTAATAGCGGTAAAGGAGGCTGTCTTAATTGGTGCTCCAACAAACTCTAATTGCTTGACGGCATCATTGAGTCCCAGCTTATACGCCGCTGGGACTTCAGTTTCAACCCACTTGGTCGTGTCAACTCCAAGCCTAGTTAGCTCGCGTTCAATGCTCCTAGCAATAGCAGCTCTGTTTACCCGGCCAAAGTCGGTGGCACCATCAATCTCAGAAAGCACTCGCAAGTAGGCTTCTTTATACAACCTAGTGAGCTTATCAATGCTCTCCTTGGGCAGCTCGACCTCACTAGGAAACATTACTTAGCTCCAGGTGTCGCTGGTTCTGAAACGTCTGGTTTATTCGAATTGGCCTCGTCTGGCTGTTTTAAGTTAGGTGGGTTTACTGAACCGCCGGTTGGCAAGCTAATAGCATCCTCTTCTGAAATCTCAGCGAGGGTATCCTCAGCAGTATCTTCATCAACCTTATCCAATCGCATAATCGCCTGCTTTTTGGAGGTAGTGCCGGATGTAATGCGCAGTTCCTCTTCTTGCGAGGCTTCGTATGAGTCAATTGGCACACCATCTTGCCAGTCAATCTTAACCTCGGCAGGTTCACCGCTAAGCTTGTGGTTATCTGGGCCCACACCAACATTGTGAGCCTTGGCTAGCTCTTGAGCGACATACAGCATCTTCTTAAGCACAGCATCGTAATACAGGCGCTTGCGGTTAACCTTAGCAATGGTGCGCATTAGGCGCAGCTTAAGGGCGCGGCCGCTGTCAGTTGGGTTGTCGCCCATACCAAAGGCATCTGGTGAGGTTTCGCTGAACATGTAGATCATGTTGACCAGCTTCTCTACCTGGCTAAAGCTGGACTCAAGGCTGGCATTCCAAACAATATACTCTGGTTTAGCAGTCGAGCCAACATCCTGAGACGGTATCTCAAACATGGTAAATGCCTCTTTTTTGACGTTGCCCTGCTCATCCAGCACACCTTCAGGTAAAGCTAGGATCGGGTCGGAGTGCTTATCGAGAATGTTTTCGGTCTTGGTAAGCCGGTTATTGACCGCATAAAACAACGAAATCAGGTCTTGGTAGTCATCATAACCAAAGTATTCGCTACCATCCTTCCAGTTTGGAATATGGAAAAGCAGTATGTCGTTAACCTCGGTTTCTACAACCTCCTCAAGCCCAGGGTCATTGAGTAGCTTTAGATCGGCTTTTTGGCTTATCTTACCGTCTTTAAGTAGCCACAACTCGTTAGTGATCTTACCCGGCTCGTGAATCTCCTTGCGCACATACTCCTCTTTGCCGATGACTGTTTTCCAAGCAAGCTCCTGCTTATCTGGAACGTCGCGAACGTTATTTGGGTCAATGTCGGGAAAGTAAATTGATGGGGTTATATCTTCAATAATAACGGTCGCATTATCATCTGTTTCATGGCGCTTGCCAACCCTTAGCTTAAACAGCGCATCGCCGTGGCGGCTGTTAGCTAGTGCTGACTCATAAAGTTGAGTATGGATATTATTATCCTGAATCAAGGCGTCCATAAACTCCTGATCGCCCTCTGGCACCATGTAGCGGTTGGTCTCACCTGCCAGCATATCGGCTGCAACCTTTGAGATTAAACCAGCAAAGTTAGCCACCACATACTTAAGCATGGAGTAATCACGATTGTAGTGCTCGTTCTGCACCCGAAGCTTGAACGCATCAAATTGATCACCCTTAAACAACTTATCGTTGAATCTATATCGCTCTATGCGGGCAATGTGGGCTTTGTATGGGAACTCTAGTGGGCTCGACATTTGGCATTAATCCTTATGGTTGAATTGTATCATTATTAAAAGCCGCTCGGCTTATTGCTAAATGCCCTGACTTTGCGGCGGGTTAGTAGTTCGACGATGGCATAGCGGGCTGCATCCATCAAGTGATTAAAATCATCTTCGGGAATGTTAAGACTTTTGCCGTCGCGATCAACTTTCCACAGATAGTTGCGCTGCTCTTTCCAGATGTTGAGGCTGCTTTTTGTGACATAGATGGTTTGGGCCTGAACCTTCTGTATACCATAATTAACGCTGCCCTGGCCCTTAACTGCTCCAGTTATCTTAACACCTAGCCGCTTAATCTCAGCTATGCTTTTCGGCTCTGATGAATCAGCAATAGTCAGAACCTTGGTTTCGCCAGTAAACTTATTCTGATCATCAACTGGGTCAAGCCCCTCATCCATACGAATTAGGTTAGCAATTGGCTTGTTTTCAAGCCCACTGGCATAGGCTACTTCATCAAGAATAAGGGCATTATTCCACTTGTAGACATTTACAATGCCGGTTGGGTCGTTGGTATAGCCGAAGTCCAGCCCATGTCGCTCAAGCCTGGCTTCTTCTGGCACAGACTCAATTGGCATCCAGTTCTTGTATACCTGACCCTCGTTAAACCCAATCTCGCCCAGACCATACACCCGCCACCAGCTCTCATTGTGCTTACGGCTTTCAATAGAGGCCACGATCTGAGCATCCAAAGCCTCATTGTCCAAGTAGGTGATCTTAAGAAAGTCATGATCCATATGCGGCATTACTTGCTCATGCACCCAAAACTCGCTGACAGGGTTAAAGTCGAGAATCACTAGCCTCTTGGTGCGAACCTCTAGCTGGTTAAATGACTCAAAACTTACGTTATTGCACTCGTTGATAAAAAGCACATCGCGTCTTGCGCCGCGCATTTTAGCTGGGTCATCCGCTGAAAAAAACTCAATATAAGCACCGGTCTCGAATGTATATATCATGTCGGTTTTATTATGGCTGGTGGCCTTGTAGTAGCCGTGGGTCTGCATGATATTAAGAAAATCGCGCATCGCACCGCGCTTTAAGTGTGGCACGCTCTCAGACACTATTGATATGCTTACCTTCTCGGTCTGAGCTAGGTTGATGAGGTAAAGGAGTATCGCAATGGTTTTACCGGCACTGGTTCCACCCTGTATTACTCTAAGTCTCTTGTTGAGGCTCGCTATTTTCGTCAGGGCTGTTGTCTGCTGGAACATCCTTGATTAATCCTCCTAATATCGGGGTGGGTGATGTGACTTCTAGCTTCTTGGTGATGCGGCCTTTAACCTTGTTGTATTCACCGATAGCCGCAACCTTTGAACGATAGTCGGCGTTCTGCGTAATAACCAGGTTGAGCTGCTTATCTACATGAGCGTCGTTAAGCTCCAAATCTATTAATTCATTTATTCGACATAGTATGTCTACATTTGTCAACAGTCTTGACGCTGCCCTTCTTGCACTCTCATACCAATTTGGATCATTGCGGTCGGGGTCGTAAGCCTCCATGTATGACTCAACACCATTGCCAAAAAACTCCCGATCGGTTGCATACAGTTGGCAAAACCTCTCCTGCTTTGGGTTTAACTTTTTCTGAGCCTCTGTTTGCTCTTGCGGTTCGCTCATTAGCCCCACCTATCGTTGTTATAACTTATGACGATAATTATCCAAGCGCCCATGAAACAGACTGCTGCCCATAGTGCGATAAATCCTGGCGTAAATTCTTGATACTCTATCATGACGCATAACCATTAGCGTTACTAGAATAATAGCATAGTTCAGGTCACTGTTGCAGTCACCCTATTAGCGCGCTAATTTGATTAATTAACTTGTTTCAAAGACGAGCGACCCGAACGACCAGCTTAATAACTGGCAGGGGTGGGCAGTAGGCTGGGAGCT